GGGGTAGAGGGGTTTGTGAGAAGGGATATAATCCACAAAAAGCATTAGATGCAGAGATGAGAGCACGTATTGACTCTCTAGCACTAACTACAACACCTATGATTGCCGCAGACGCTACAAGACTACCAAGAGGTATTAAACTTGAGGTTAGACCGGGTAAGACTATACTAACTAATGGAGACCCTAGACAGGCTATTATGCCTCTAACACTAGGTTCTACAGACCAGAATACATATACCCAAGTTGCTTCACTGCAAAATATGGTTCAGATGGGCACTGGCTCTGCTGACACTGGTGCTCCTGATAGAGCTACTTCTAGTGGTATGTCTATGATGCAATCTGCAAGTATTAAGAGACAGAAACGTACTCTAATGAACTTTCAGAACACATTCCTTATACCTATGGTTAATAAGAGTATGTGGAGGAAGATACAGTTTGATGTAGATAGGTATCCTGTTACTGATTATAAGTTCGTACCTTATTCTACTATGGGTATTATGGCTAAAGAGCTAGAGATGCAGCAGATGGTATCAATGTTACAATCTATACCTAAAGACTCACCAGCATTTAATGTAATACTATTAGCAACCTTTCAAAACTCTTCTCTACACAATAGAGACCAAATTGTACAGGCACTTATGCAAGGTAATGAACCTAATCCAGAGCAACAACAGATGCAACAAGCTCATATGGATTTAGAGATGAGGCAGTTAGAGGCTGATATACAAAAAACTACAGCAGAAGCTCAAGAAGAGCAAGCTAGAGCACAAAAACACTTAGCAGATGCAAGTGCTTCACAGCCACAGAGTGAATTAGATTTACAAGAAAGAATTATGGGACTACAGAAGAAAATGATGGACCTAGAGAAACTGAAAGCTGATATACAAAAGCAGCAATCAGAGACAGCTAGAAACATACCTGAAGTAGAGCACCTTAAATCGGAGACAGCATTAAATTATGCCAACGCACTCAGAAGAACAAACGACTAAAGAGTATTACATAGCAAGACAAACTCTAGTCGAACAAGATGGATGGAGAGACTTAATTGAAGAATTAAAAAATCTCAAAGAAATCTATAACAAAATAGACTCAATAGAGTCTGAAAGAGATCTTTGGTTTGCCAAGGGTCAGGTGTCAATTTTAAGGCAGATGATTGCTTTAGAAGAGGCAACTAAACTAGCGGTGGAAGAACTAGACATATAGCTCCACCATTTTAATAACTTCATAACCCTACGGGGCGGAGAGTAATAATATGAGTAATATAGTAGCAGACTTTGATTCGCAAGAATCTCAAGCAGTAGAAGAAATTTCAAATGTAGATGAAAATACGATAACAGACAGTACAGAAGATACTATTAGTGATATTACAGAAGAGGCTTTAGTAGAAGATACACAAGCCGAAACTGAAGTAGTAGAGCCAAGCATACCTTCTAAGTTTGCCGGAAAATCACAACAAGAGATAATTGATAGTTACACTAATCTTGAAAAGGAACTTGGACGTAAAGCCCAAGAAGTTGGAGAGTTAAGAAAATTATCAGATAGTTTCCTACAGGCTGAGGTAGCGAGGAAGAATAATCCGCAAGATAACACTCCATTAGAAACTAAAGATAATGATGATGTTGATTTCTTTGATGACCCTAATAAGGCTGTCAATAAAATGATTGAGAATCACCCTAGGTTTCAAGAGTTTCAACAGTTCCAAGCTCAACAGGCACAAGCCGGAGCGAAAGCACAGTTGGAGCAAAAACATCCTGATTTTACTGATGTCGTACAAGACAAGGCATTTCAGGAATGGGTACAAGATAGCCCGATTCGTATGCAAATGTTTCAAGCAGCCGATTCTTATAATTTTGATGCAGCTAACGAGTTATTGTCCAATTGGAAAGATAGGTCGATGATTAGTAAGACTCAAGAGGTCAAACAGCAAGCAGAAACTAATAGGAAAGACGCTCTTAAAGCAGGTAGCACGGAATCAAGGTCATCTTCAGGCTCAAGTGCAGGAGGAAAGACATATAGAAGAGCTGACCTCATACGCTTAAAAATGGAAAACCCTAATCGGTATGAAGCATTAGAAGATGATATCTTCGCAGCTTATGCAGATGGTAGGGTTGTTTAATAAAACGCTAATATAACTTATAGGAGTTAATTAAAATGGCAAATATGACAGTTACGACTGCAGCCAAGTTTATTCCAAAACTATGGAGTGACGAGGTAATAGCAACGTACAAAGCAAACCTAGTAGCGGCTAATCTAGTCCGCAACTTAAACCACGTAGGAAAAAAAGGTGATACTATTCACATCCCAACACCGGGACGCAACGCTGCAAGTGCGAAAGTTAAAGACACAGCAGTTACGCTTGTAACAGATACTGCGGTACACACAGATATCGTTATCAACAAGCACTTTGAATGGTCTACACAAATTGAAGATATTGCTGAACTACAAGCACTAAATTCAATGAGACGTTTCTACACTGATGACGCAGGCTACGCACTAGCAAAAAATATTGACTCTGCGTTAATTACTGACCTAGATGGTGCTTCTGCACTAGCTGGTGGTAATGCAGTAATTGCGACTGTAACAGATTGGGATGCTTCAATCCTAATCGCTATTGAGAACCTTAACGACAACGATGTGCCGTTAAATGACCGTTCTCTAATAGTTACACCTTCTTGTATGACTGCACTAATGGCTGAAGAACGCTTTACAGAGCAGGCTTTCATTGGTAGTGGTACGGCAATTAAGACAGGTAAAATTGGTATGATTTACGGAGTAGACGTTTATATGTCTACACAAGTAGGTACTGGTAACACTGAAAAAGCATTCTTGTTCCAAAAAGATGCTTTGGTACTAGCTACTCAACAAAACATCCGTACACAGACTCAGTATGTACAATCTCAACTTGCAGATTTGTTCACAGCTGATACTGTTTATGGTAGTAAAGTTGTTCGTCCGGGTTCTATTCAAGAACTTAGTTCGTAAGTTTAACCACGGAGCTCTCCTCGCAAGGGGAGAGTTTCATATTAAACCTAGGAGAGTTTTATGAAAAAGAGTAGGAAGAGAAGGATTTACCCGACTAGAAGGCAGAAATTATATCTTGCAGTAATGCGTATGCGTCAGAGGATTACATAATGAGTATTGATAGAGGACACGGAATTGCAACATCATCGGTTTTAGCGGATAGTTATGACTTAGATGCACTAATTGCAGATACTGAGGCAGCCAAAGTTGCCGCAGAGACAGCAGAAACTAACGCAGCCACAAGTGCTACAGCTTCAGCCACAAGTGCTACAGCCTCAGCTGCAAGTGCTACAGCCTCAGCAGCTAGTGCCGCTAGTATAACAGGAGATGCCGCAGCAGCAGCCGCAAGTGCTACCGCAGCCGCAGCTAGTGCCACAGCAGCAGCTACATCTAAGACTGGTGCAGATACAGCTAAAACAGCAGCAGAGACTGCAGAAACTAACGCAGAAACTGCCGAGACTAATGCGGAGACTGCAGAAGCAGCAGCTTTAGTTTCTAAAAATGCAGCCGCAACATCAGCTACCGCAGCAGCTTCTAGTGCTAGTGGTGCATCTACTTCAGCGTCTACAGCTACTACACAGGCATCAACAGCAACAACTAAAGCCGCAGAAGCATCTACATCAGCTACTAATGCTGCAACAAGTGCTACAGCAGCGGCATCCAGTGCCACAGCAGCAGCTTCTAGTGCAACTTCAGGAGCAACCAGTGCATCCACGGCTACAACTAAAGCCTCAGAAGCATCAACTTCAGCTACTAACGCAGCAACAAGTGCTACTGCAGCAGCAACATCAGCTACAGCTTCAGCTACATCAGCAACAGCCGCAGCAGCTAGTGCGACAGCCGCAGCAGCAACTAAAGACTCAATAGATGAGTTTTATCTAGGAGCTCAAAGCTCTAATCCTACAGTAGACAATAATGGTGATGCAGTTACAACGGGTGACTGGTACTTTAATACCTCTTCAAACGAAACTAGAATTTATAACGGTTCTGCTTGGCAAGTAACAGTCATATCAACTTCAGGTTTAGTTAGTAAGACATCAGCTACAGGTTCAGCAGAGTTACCAGCAGGTACAACAGGTCAAAGAGATGGCTCACCTTCTGCTGGTTTTATGAGATTCAACACTACAGATACGAGTGCTGAGATTTATGATGGTTCAGCTTGGTCTCCAGTAGGCGGTGGTAACACTACAGACAAAGGTCTATACGAACACGCACACACCATAGCAGCTAACTATAGCATAACAAGTGGCA